TTCTAACGTAGAGCTCCGTAAGAATTGGGGCATACACATCACCCGCTTCCAACACCCTGACCTCTACATTAAAGACCCACAGGGTAAGATCGAAGCAAGGCCTGAGGTTGTACTTATCAACTCTCATGATGGCACTAGGCCAATTCAATTCGAGATGGGCTTGTTCCGTCTTGTATGTGAGAATGGTTTGGTTATCAAGGACAAGGACATGGGATCCTTTAGAGAGCGCCACACCAAGATGAACTTCCAAGAGGTTAAGAACCTTATTGATGAGAAGGTATCTGGACTCCAAGGCGTAGTTAACACCATAAGCAAATGGAATATGATCGAGATGACAGACAAACAAAGATATCAGTTTGCTGTAGAAGCATTGGCCTTAAGACTTTCAGATGATCGTCAGCCTGAACAGTATGAGGTATTAGACATTCTAAATGCTAAGCGTAGTGTAGATGAACAACCTACCTTGTGGCACACATATAACACCGTACAAGAGAATCTTATTAAGGGTGGGTTCCAATTGAACAACCGTCAAGCTAGGGCTATCAAGAATCCTATAGAGGACTTCAATATCAACCAAGGCTTGTGGAGTTTAGCTAGCGCTTACTCAAACTAGTTGGTTAGCAAGTCGGAGTCGCTAGCATCATGCTGGCGCTCTGCTTGTGACCATTAGCACGGAGCTAGCACCATGGCAAAGACCTAATTATGGTAGATAGGAGGGCCCTAGCAGGGGGCCCCGCGTTGACCAACCGTGCACACCGGGAAAATTTTGAAATTCTATAAGAATATAAATACGTAAATAAAATGGACATACTTAAATTAGCAGGATCCTTAACTAAGTCAGAGTTTAGTAATGCACTTGAAGAGATAAAGTTAATTAACCATTTAGGACTTATCCATGATTATTGTCAGACATTTAATTTGATGATTGAGGAAGGAACAGACATTGAAAGTGCCTTGCATTATGCTTACTTTGATATGCTTATAGAAAAAGAAACAGGCCAATGGAAAGAAGAATTAAGAGACAAGATCAAAGATTATCGTAAAGAAAATAGTTTATAGTATGAAAGAGACAGTAAAGAAAAAATTGGTAGACCACATGTTAAAGAATGGTAATGACTTTTCTTATACAGAAATGATCGAGTTCATTTTAAAAACTAACTATGGAAAAGTGTATCAATATGATCATACCAGTTCAGACCGTGGTTATTATGCCACTAATTTCTCTAAGAAGTGGAATGGATATATGGTAAATGGTAAAGGTCCTTGTGGTGTGTACAAAAACGAAAATGGCAGGTATAGTGCCACGTATTATAAAAAATAAATAACTATGGCACAACAAACAGCAGTAGAATGGTTGATTGAAAAAATACAATCATATCAAATAGAAATAGATAAGTACAACCGTATCAATATAGACGTACCAAAATATATGATTGAACAAGCCAAAGCAATGGAGAAGGAGCAGATAATTATAGCATACGATAGAGGATATATAGATGGATATCCAGATAACGGAAAGGTAGGATTAGATTATTATAAAGAAACTTATAACAAATGACAGAACAAAATATATACAAGAAACTGTTTGATACAGTAGAAGAAGCAGGAAAGTTAATCGCCAAATTCGGTGCCATATCTATTCCAGCTACAATGAAGAAAACTCCAAATGGAAAGTATATTGTAACATTCAAAATTTAAATAAAGAAACATGGATAAATTAATAAAGCATTTAGAAGTATGGGAAAAGATCTTTATGGCTCTTGCCCTAATTACATCAGTATCTGTTATGGCAGTTAATCTAAGAGAGGGTAAAGATTGTGGATGGCAGATTGTTTCTATCTTATGGATATTAACCTGTTGGTTGAAAACAAACAAGATCAAAGAACTTGAAAATAAGTAAATATAAAAACCGGCCACAGATTTTAGTATTATAAAATTGGAAAGTTAATTTGAACTTCCGGAAAAAATTTAAATTTACAAAAAAGAATAAATATAAAAATATGGAAAAGGCAAAAGATTTGGAAGTAAAGAAATTCGAGATTAATCCCCTTACTAATATTCCAGGCGGATCCTTTATTACCATTGAATTCTCAGACGGTTCTTTTACCAGAGGTGTGAATATTAAATATGTCAGGAAATATATAGAGACTGTAATTAAAGAATCCTTATTGAAAGGTATAAAAGTTACTAAGGCTTACCGTGCAAGTGATCGTGAATTGCTTTACGAGAATGGCAGGTTCTATAACTTATCTAATAAGTAAATATATAAATTGGATGAAACGAATATCTTCAGATTTAACCCACTTTTACATTAAGTTAGAAGACTCTGATCCTTATAGGTGTAGGAAAGCTGTAGCCTTCACTTTAACCCCAAGTAAAGAACCTGAATTTCAAGGTTGGGAAGATGTTACATATTATGGTGAAGGAATACTAGATCCTACCCTAAGTATCAGAAAGCCTGAATGGGTATACGTTTTGGTAAATAAGTCTATGCCTGGTATATGTAAGATCGGAATGACTACAACTACCGTAGGGCAAAGGGTGAAGGAGATTAACTACGCGACAGGTGTGATAACGCCATGGTTTCCGGTCTTTAAATACAAATGTATTAATAGTCTAATTCTAGAACAGGCTGTTCATCAACATCTAGAAGATCAAGGATATAGAGTTAACCCTAAGCGTGAAGGGTTCGAGATTGATTCTCAAACTGCTATAGATGTGATAAAAGAGCTTGGAGAGAAGTTAACTGTAGTTTCTAATGACTTTGGTAATACTTTAGAGTAAATTTGTAAATACTATATTTTAGGGCCCCTATGCGAAAAAACGAATCACTATGAATTATTTATTATTTATACTAGCCTGCTTTATTATTACTTTTGTATATTGGAAGCTCAAATGGAGTTTAACTACTCTATGGTTGTTGTTATGCTGTTTTGCTGCTATAGGACTATTAATAGTTCCAATTAATTTTGAATTAGGATTTTCAATTATAGGCTTTTGTGTAGGACTCATGATCTTGATCTTCTTCCTAGGACTTATAGGTATAGGAGTGGCATCTATTGTGGCAGCACCCTTTGTTTTACTGTATGGTATAATCAAAGCAATATTTAATAAGTAATTCAATATTTATTATTAGTAAAATTATTATAATGAAAGATTTTAACATCGCAAAGTATTTAAAGGAAAATCATCTTGGTTCACATGCTATTCTTGGTAACTACGTAGACCTTCATGCTTTAAAAGAAGCAGAAGATCTAGAAGGCTTAGAAGTAGTTAAAGGATTCGGAGCCACTAAGAGTAAATCAGTAGCAGACCAGTTTGCTAAAACAGCAATAACTGCAGGTATGGAAGGTGTTAAAGTAGTTGAAAAAAACGGTATATTTAAAATTTATGCTAAGGATGGTGGTAAACTTAAAGAAGAAGAGGAAATGTATTTAGATACAGAAATTCCATATGAAGGTCCAGAACGTAAAGTGGATGGCTTTGGTGATAAATTTAAGCAAACTAATGCTGTAGAAGAACTTGAAAAGCCTGAAAAAATATACTCTAATGACTGGATGAATGATTCTGTAGATGGTAAAAGAATTGGTAGTTGGACTTGTTATTATGACGATCATATGGATGTTCTTTATTGGATACATGATAATATACCAAGTGAAGATGTTGCTGTTTATGCAACGCCTAATTGGGATGGTGCAAAAGGAATAGCTGTTGAAGTTCAATCAAATTATGGTGAACAGATAGAAGATCATGAAGTTGTAGGTGATCCTTCATACCCTGATTTTGAAAGCTATGCTCAAGATATGATCCCTGTTCTTAAAAAAGTAGAAGCTAAATATAAAGCTAGTAATAATTCTATGGATACTGATGATTCTGTAAATCCATTTCCTTCAATAATGAAAGAAAAAGAAGATAACAGTATGACAGGAGATAAAGGATGGCAGTATGATGATGATGAAGTATCTAATGATGATAGATTTGCAGATCTAGGTGGAGATCAAATTAAAACTGCAATAAAAAGTTTAATGGACGATGGTTTTGACAGTAGAGAAATTGCACAGTTTGTTATAGATACTATTAGATCCTTTAAATCTTTTAAAGAAGAAGTAACAGTATCATCATCTGGCGTTCAAATGGAAAAAAAATAAACTATGGCATTTAACTTTAGACAATTTACAGCAAACAATCCTCTTCTAAAAGAAGTTGATGCAGAAGAATTTGATTATATGAATAATGATCAATTAGATGCAGCAGGTCTTACAGGAGATAAGATAGGACCTAATGAAAAAGGAAATTCTTTTCCTAGAGTTGAATTTGAAGAAGCCGTTGTTAAAGCCTTAAAAGCAGGTGTAGATAAAAATACCTTACATAAGATAATCGACTGGAATTAACCTTTGCAAGCCCATACATATAGCCCTCGGCAAGTGCCAGGGCTTTTTTTATTCTATATCCTTTCTATAAAATCTACCTTGTATATTATCATTATATGATTCTATATGCAAAACTTTATAGTGCATTTGCCACCAAACTTCATAATAAGTTAATTGTTTCTTTGAGTAACACAATTGTAGGATCTCTCTAGCAAATATATCATCTCCTAATTCTTTTCTTTCTTGATTAAGAAGTTTGTTACTTCCATGATATGATAGCCAATCAGACTCTTTAACGATTTTCTTCTTGCGTGGGACGCGCCCAGGTTTGTCCCATTCCGCGATCTCTTTCTTGGTTAATACTTTATTAGTATTATTGAAAAGGACCTTTCTACCTATATAGAATTTAGCATTAACAAGATTGGTGATCTTATATATAAAGCCTACAGTATTGGCTGGAAAGTCTTCTATTAAATTAAACTCTCTAGTGACTCCTAGAGGATCATAATATAACCATTTTTTCATACTTTGTTTTTTAACTATCCCACCTTATAATAAAAGTCATATCTGTATTTGGTGGTACTGGATACGGTCTTGATAATTTTCCTACTACCAATAATTCATCTTGATCATTATATAATCCAACTGTAGTTGCATAGGGATGAAAATCTGAACCTGTTACTGCATCTATGTAAGAACCTGAAGTTCCTGCTTTATTTGCACTTGGATTTAACGTATAGTTAAAATCGTTTTCTTTTACTCTACACCTAACTTCGTTTTGGTATACAGTTGTCTCGGCTACTAAATTAAGGGTATATGCAGAATAGGATGGCATACTTATAAATATTTGTTACTGCTATTCTTCAAATAAAGCAGATGCGCAGCTTCTACAAATTGTTTCATATCAAATTTTATTTAACATACTATCTATTGTATAAGCGCATTTTCATAATCTTGATTAGTAATAACAACTATGCCTTGCGCGTATAAAACATTTCCTACGTGGACATTACTATTATTTGCATCTATAATATTTCCATTACCGTCATCTATAAGATTATAAGTTGCTCCTGATATTCTTAAACTTTTTCTACTTATATTTTCACCAAATACAGTTGTAGGCATTGCCATAATAGTTATTTGATCATTAGATGAAGTTGGAAAATACCTATAGTCGTTATCAAAAGTGCCAGACGCCGCTGTTGATTGGAGATTATCATCCCAAGCACTTTTTTTATTTAGTAAAGATCCTGTTACATACGAATTATAGTATAGTTGCTGGGCTAGTTTATAAACAAGGAATTCATTATCATTACTATTAAAAGATCCATTAATTCCTCTATTTAAAGTTATTCCATAATTTATAGCAGAAGAACTTACATAAGATGCAGAATATTTTAACTTTACTGGATAAGTAGAAATATCTGATCTATCAAGAGTATTTTTTGACATTCCCATTTATAAACTATTGTAGTGTTTTACTACCAATCTAATTTAACTCTAATAAGAGCTTCTTTAGTAAAGTCTTTTGTAAGAGGTTTAGACATCTTAGCTACAGCTAATAATTCATTATTGTCATTATATAATCCAACAGTTGTAGGATATGTTTGAGGACTATTAATGAAATTAGAGTATATTAATTCACCTGAACCAGTAATAAATGACGGATTAGTAGTATAATTATAATCAGCATTTTTGAATCTTACAAATACATAATCTGAAGAAATTGTTTCTTGAGAGTTAAGTTGAAATGATCCGCCTGATTTTATTATTGTATAAATTAAATCATTATTTGCACTTGATGCAGCTACTGTATTTAGAGCACTAAATGAAGTTGCAATACCACCACTACCTGCTGCTAAAGAAAGAGCTCTTGGATTTAAAAGAATTAATCCAATATCTGGTAAAAATAAACCGTAACTTCCTGATACAGTATAACCTTGAGCAGCTCCTGCCAAAGTAGGACTGTTTTTAGCTGTTCCATTAGAACCTGATACTATATTGTAAACTCTTCCACCATCTACATATGTTATAGTAGTTACGTCATTTGAATTATCAGTTAATCTAATAGGTCCATTAACACCATTAAGTAAAGTTAAATTAAATGTGCCTGGAAATAAACTTTCTTTATATCTATTTCTATCAACTTGAATAGCAATTAAATCAGGAGAGTTCGTATTACCAGTGCCAAAGTTTATTGCACTTTCTGCATCTCCATAAATTAAATTTCTAAATTGACCAAATGTAATTCTAGTTGGACTTTTTCCTACAACTAGAGAATTTAAAGGCGCAGATCCTGAACCTGCATAATGTCCATAAGCTACTGAGAATTGAACTGATGCTGAAGGAGAACTAATGTTTCCATCATAAACGTCAATATAATAACTACCTGTAGAACCAGCAGATGCTGTAAAAAAACTAGTAAGAGTAGTTACATTATTACTCCACGCTGGCGCCGTTACTGAATCGGCAGATACCACAAAATCTGTAGGATCTAATCTTGTAAATGACATATTCTAATATATTATGAGGTTACTTTTATAATTGTTACAGGTATAGAAATCCTAGCACCAGAATCACGTCCAACAACAATCAGGGTAGTATATAAAGATGTACTAGAACCAAACAAAGTATTAACTGTAGTCGCAGTTAAGTTAATTGTTGTTCCTATAACAGTTTTACTTACATTAGTACCTATAGTGGTTGTACTATTTAATGATGTAGCCTCAGGAGTATTAATACCAACACCATTGAATGAACTCATTGTTCTTACATCACCTATAGTAGCAACATATCCTGATTGTTCAAAGGTTGATGTTGCTCCAAGATAATTTAATGTTTGAGGAGTAATTGCTAAAGAAGCTCCTTGCTTAATAGTAATTGCATTATATCCAAGATCTAATACTGGAATTTTAGCCGTTCCTCTAGGAAGGGTGATAAGCTTATATTTCATGATCTCCATATCATTAGGATATGCTTGAATAATTGGCATTGCTTCAATAGCCTCACCATAAAATGCAGATCCTGATGGGTGAGTAGGATTATATAGAGTATAATCTATCTCATCATCTGCTAATGAAAACTGAGTAATCCTAAATGATCCATCATTTCTGGAAAGAAGTTCTCTACCTTTTTTAGTAAGGATAGCATCTACTACCACTGATGTACTACTTAAATATGACATAAAAGTGTGCTTTTAAATAAATATGTGTTATTGGAAAATTAATGTATTTGTATTTGGATCTATTAAATTCTGTTGTTTAAGAGCTTTTACAACATTTCCAGAATTATCCCTAACTATAGGATCTATATATTGTGGAAAAAGTATTCCATTTTCTACTATATTAGTATCTTTAGGAGTGTATCTTAGCATAACATTTGTTTCATCAGGTATATGTTTCCAAACAATATATCTGCACCCTCTATAAGGAGATCCTGTAAAACTTTCTGTAGGCACTGTTGATCCAGAAGAGAATAATGCTAAGTTTACAGATCCATCCAATTCAACTAAAAGTCTACTACCAGTTATTCCTGAACCTGTTATCATAACATTTTTTATTACATATTCAAAGTTCTCATTCCATCCTAATCTAGAAGCAGAATCATAAAATGATATTCTATCTCCTGTTTCTAAAGTAAATGGAAGAATAACAGGACTTAGTATTGATGAAGTCCATGCAGTATCACTTGTAGAATTAAAAGTTATTCCATTTGTATTATAAAAATATGCAATTGTTGAATTAAATACTAATTGATTTGATTGAGATATATAGTATAAACAAGGTTGAGAAGAAGTAACTTCAGTAGTATAATATTCAAAAGCAGCAGTAGCTGTACCTCCACCACCACCGCCACTCACAGCATCAACACTTGAAATATAGTTACTACAATCAGAAATGCCTGGAGGTAATCCATTATAAGATCCTCCGCCAGGTGTACATGTACTGCTCCAATTATTTATAAATGCAATATTTTTACTATACCCATTAGAATTTGGATTATTAATTCTTATAGTTTGAGATCTAAGTGTAGTTCCACAAGATCCGTCTTCTTGCATATAAGTACTTACTATAACATTTACATTATAAGGAACAGGTCCAAGATTGTATGACACATAAAGTTTTACCGCGTAATTACTAGTTCCAAATCCACCTACACATTCTTCTAATACTGTTTCTGTTGTATACCAACTGATAGTCCAATTTTCTTCTTGAAGTACTTCGTCACCCTGTGATGCCCCAGATCCTGCTTCTATAATTATTTTTGATGGTGTAGTAAGAGTATAAGATTGTGGATTTACTGATGATCCACTTAAATTGTGTAATATTGGTAAGTATCTAAAACCACCTTCAAATATTTGTAAATTTGGATTATTAACTAATTGTTGAGTATAAGGATTAGTTTCATCATAATCAAATAAAGATATGTTTGTAGTTTCATTTGATTTAAAAATATTTTGTACAGTGAATATATTTTTATTAGCTTTAGTAAGATCTAAAACATTTTCTGAATTATCTATTATATATTTTATTTGAGCATTAGATCTACCAGGTAAAAATTGAGATTCTGCGTATATATCTATTAAATAAGCATATTGATATTTTATTTTATCTATAGTAGCTGTTTTACCATATGAAATATCACCTGGGGTATAAACATTATATTGAGCACTATTAATTGTAGATCCAATGTATCTAGGATAAATAGATCTTTTTAAATTATAGTTATAATCTTGAACATACGCGTAAGCACTATTAGGATTTGTATATGTTGCGTAATTATTTATTTGAGAGTTATTTATAGATTCAGTTACTATTCCATAATTAATCGGTATAGTTTGATCAGCGTTATAATCTAAATCAAAAAGTATCTGTGATCTTACTGATTGAGAAATATTTTGATATAAAGCTCCTAATGAATATGTTACAAATAAAGAACTTGAAGGAAGCTGTGATATTTCAAATTGGGGAAGTGCTTGCCCATCTGTAACTGTTATTGTAGAACCGCTAAATTCACCAGTATATTTTTCTATTCCATCAGAACTTATAAAATAAACTGATCCAGAAGGAGTCATAACGCTACCTGAAAATGAAGTAGAACCAATGACTGCTCCCGCAGATGAACCAGATATAAATGCAGTATCAATAGATTGAGAATAATCATTAAAACTTGCACTAGGTTCATGACGAGCGTATTTGTTTCTCTCTAACATGTGAGATTTAACTATAATACCTGTAGAGAGATTAGATCTAGCAGGAATATAGTCTTTAATCATTTTAAATAAAGAGTTATTATAAAACTTTATTAACCTTATATATTCCCAAATACTATTAGGTCGTGTGTAATTACTGAAGTAGGTATTTTTAAAATTATCTAGAGGTATATAAGATGCTGAGTATTGATATCCCGGAGCACCTATTAATTGATCAATAGAAAAATATCCTTGAGAAGAAACTATATTATTATTAATAGTATCAGCTGGTGAGAATCCAACTTCTACATTTGTAGTATTAATTCTATTAATATTTTGATAATATTGTATACTAGCTTCTGGATGCAGTAAGGATGAAGACAAAGTTAAACTACTAGTAACATTTCCATTACTTCCTGTTACTATAGCAACTTTATATGCAGATGAATCTAAATCAAAAATACCGTCTACAGAATTTATAGGAGTTCCTCCAAATTCTCTAACAGTTAATATATCATCAGGAATACCAAAAGTACTAATAAGTGCTTTAACCCCTCTTTCTGTACCTTTACTTTTAAGTAAGTAAGGTAAATTATGATAAAGTCTTTTATATAATTCTTGTTGGATCTCTTTAACAGAAAGTGTTTCTAAATTTGAAGTAACATACTTTCCTCCAATAGCCGTTATTTTTTCTGATCCTGTTGGAGGAAGTAAAGATCCATCCGTATTGATTCCAAACAATGTATAATAGAGGTTATCAGATACATTTGAGTTTGTATATAATTGAATACCAAGTCCTCTTAATGCGTCTCCAACAACGTCTAATGATATTCCTGTATCAGGATTATTGGTAGCATTATACCTATTAGAAAGATCCTTATAGTATATCCAAATATTATCAAAGTGTTGACCAATCATATCCATAAAGGTAATGAAAGGTTGATTATTTGGATCATCTAGTAAGTACTGCGGTATAGAATTATGTAACAAATCTTTATTTGTCGAGTCATAATAAGATGCGCTAAATAATAAAGATTGAGTAGTTGGTGTTGGAACTATACTAGTCGATCCTAAAAAGTTATTAGCTTGAGAAGAAGTTACTGAATATAATTGATAAGGTTGAGTTGATGTAGATTTTGGCCAAGCCCAACTTGATGAGTTAAAATACAAAAAGTATTCATAAGTATCAAATTTTTCTATTATATTATCTATAGCTTGTTGAGCAGAATCTATAGAGTTTTCTTTATAAGAAGAATTTCCTGAACCTCCTGCAATTACAGATTGACTATATTGTTGTTGTTTATATTGTTCTATCAATCCAACTTTATATACAAAATTACTTACTCTTTCTGTTGCACTTGAAAAATGTATAAAATTAGCAAAGTTAGTATAATCTACATTTATAGCTACAGATCTATCTTGATAATAGCTTAATAATTTTTGATATGAAGAACTTACCGGGCTTGCTAATAAATTATTATAGTTATAATAAGGAGTAGTTTGTCCGTTTTTATCATTTATTTGAACATTAAAATTAGGACCTCTTAATCTATTTGCTTGATCTATATTTTCTGCTTCAACAGTAATAGAAACATTATAACTAACTGATTCAGCTACTTTATCTACTATCCATAATTGAGATTTTAAATCAAAATCTGCATCTAGTGGCTCATATAATTTTATTAATAGATAAGATCCATCTTCATCTTCTGTATATGATACATTACTTGCTATTATAGTTTGGTTATTACCAAAATTTAAATAAAATACAGGATAGTAATTTTTATTACTTATGTATGATTGGTATTGTGAAAAACCATTTAATATGCCATCATCACTTATTGTTTGAGATGCTAGTTTTAATTCAGTTCTTGATGGAGATATTTCTTTAATCCAATAATAAGTACCAAAAGCAGAATTAAATAATCTTTTATAAAAATTATATTGTATATTTAAATTACCTCGATTATATCCTCTATTTTTTAAATCTTTTTCTGGATCTAAAGTTAATGAAGAGTAGGTATTATTTTTTGGATTAGCAGTTAAATATGGATAGTAATCAAATGCATCATAATCAACATCTAATAAATTATTATTTTCATCATAGATATATAATTCTAAATAATCTTCTTCTGCACCGAATTGACTATTTATAAAATTAGAAGTAACTAATTGTTTATCTAATGGAGTTAAGTCTTGAGATTGAAATCCTTCTCCTGAATATATTATATTAACTAATTCCATTATATTATATCATTAATATTTGCAAATGATTGATTTATATCTAAAATTTGTTGACGTAAAGAATTTATTTCTTCTATCAATGCCTGCTTTTCAGCATCTAATACAGAACCTCCTATATATTGTTGACTTGTTTCAACTAAATATGTATGAGAATTAATAGTACCATCAACAGGTATAGTAAAAAATAATTGATTATAATATTCAAAAAACTGATCAACTGTTATTTCATTGGTTGGAGCTTCAACAACAGTAGGTTGCAGTAGCTCAGTAAAATTAGTATCTATAGCTTTACTATATGTATTAAGCCCATAAATCTCTTTAACCATTTCTACATTTGCCATTATCTAGTAACTTTAAATATTAAATTATTATCTATTTCATAAGATGAACCATCAGATAGTACTGTTTTAATCAATATCTTATAATATCTTTCTGGTTCAAGACCATTCATATACAGATTAAAATAACTATTTATTCCATCACAACTAATCTTTGTATACGAAGTGTCATAATCTATTAATATATCATTTGTCTTTACATCTTGTAAAGCCCAATAAGATGTTTGTGGAAGAGCTTTATTTGTCGTATATAAAGAAGAAGTTGTAAATGTCCTAACAGGATATTTATCTCTTGAATTTATATTAAACCTATATTTTCCTGTTCCATATTTGTATGTATCTAAATTATTAGATAGTGTAATTACGCTATCTGTACTATTAATTACAGAAAGACTACCAGTAAAATATGAACTATCATCCCACTTTATTTCTAAGGTTGGAGGATATATTGTATGGGTATCAACTGAGAAGAAACTTAATCCTATATAACTTCCTGAATTTTGTTCAATTGCATTAATATGTTTAGCTATAAATCCATAATTTGATCTAGAACCATTAAACCAAGTATTAACTATAGAGCTAACATCTACATTTATATCTTTATTATCTGGATAATTAAATGATTGTGTAACTACTAAATTTGTCCATGAACCACCACCAGGAGTTAAATAATATCCACCACTTCCCCATTGATTAGAAGCAGTTGTAAATTGATTAGGGCTATACCAACATGCACCGTTTCTAGTCTCAGGAGAGTCTCCAAATTTTCCTGTTCCCATTTCCCAAGACTGAGAAACTTGCCTAAATTCTAAACTATATGTTGTATTTAAGTTCTCAGCAGTGGCTAAAAATAATCTTAAATTAGTTTTCCATGATCCTGTAGTATAGGTTTTTAATGTAGCAATATCTAAATCAGAAAAAGATATAATGGCTCTCCTTAAATCATCTTGAAGTAAAGGTTCAGAAGGAATAGGTTCTACAAAATAATTAGATGGATTATTTGAATTTTTAACTGATACTTCTAGTATTCCATCTAGGCCAGTATTAGCGGCAGGACTACTTGAATATAAAGTAGTATCAGAAGAAGCAAATATTTTATATACAGCCATTTTTTATTTTTTTACATTGTTACTACACGACCTTGAATATCTATATTAGGGAATTTTACTTCAAATATAGAAGGATCTAAAGATGGATAAATTACCCCATTTAAAGTACCTGCCGATATATCATAAGAATATTTTGAATATCCATTAGTCTCTCCTGTTTTATTTACTATTCTTACATCTTTTACTGTTTGAACTCCCTCAACTACATCTAGCAAAGAATAAATGTCTCCTAATATAATTGGTTCATTTATTTGCCAACTATTTACATTGAAATAATCTTGTAAAGATAATATGCATCTAGCAACTACATCTTGACCTGTATAATTAGGTCTAATAATAATATCAAAATTGCAACCTATATTAATTATATAAGCAGGCTTAATATTAATAGCGTCAGTCATCATTCTATAATCTGACAAGTAGGTTTGTAGATTTTGAAGTAGAGCTGGTGAAGGATCGGCTAAATTATTATTAGCATTAAGACCTAGTACATAAAGACTTACTAATACTTGATCTTTTTGGCTAATATCTCCTTGCATGTAATTATTAAATGTAGCATCATCTTTGGTTACATATGCTTTTGATATTTTACCGTATTGAGAAGGCATGCTAAGAGTTCTAGCTAAATAATCTTCTTGGGTTACTGCTCTATACTGAGTTGGAAACTCTGCAGCAATATTCATTCTAAGTTCATCCACAGTATCTCCGTCTCCACCACCAGAAGCTGGATCAGAATTATTTACAACTATTGTATTTTGATATGTTGTATTTCCTGTTACTGTATAAGATACTATTTGAGTTAATTGATTACTTAAAGCGTTTGCAGAAGCTCCTCCACCTACTAGATATTGAAATGATATGCTTGTATTTTTTGGAGCTAGTCCATAAGTTTGTGTTGTGACAAAGTTAGTTGGATCAAATGAGCTAGATAGAGTACTAAGACCTCCACCGGTTAAACCTACACTAACATTGTTAGGATTAGGTAAAACAGCGGTATCAGCAACTGAATTAATACCAGAACCAAATTCAATTTCTAATGATCCATCAGATTTAAACCTAGATGTGAACCTTCTAGGTACAGATAATTTCTGTATCATATAAGGAACTTGATTTTGAAATTGATATAAAGATGGATAGTTAGCAGCTGTATTTTCTACCGGTTTTAATATATAATCTTGTGCTAAATAAGGAACTTCATACCAGGTATTGCCATCAGAATCTTTTGCTTCTAATATAGTAACGATAGAACTATCTGATAAATTCACCGTCGCAAATCTTTGCGGAGATGTAAAACTAAAAGTTTGAGTTTTTATTTGTCCTGATAAAGCTTGAACAGTCTTTTTTAAAAGATAGGATGTAGGAACATTACTTCCATTTATTGTATAAACTTCCACAGTAGTTGGATCCATTGAAGAAGAAGTTGCAAAATTTACTTTTTGCGGAGTATAAAAAACAACTGAACTATTCACATTTGATTTTACTTGCATTCCCTGTTCAATAGTCATTGCATAACTAAAATCAGGAACTACATTCCCACCTCCAACACTAACTGCCGGGACTTGTTGATAAACATCAAGATTTACTATAGCAGCAGAAGTTACTTTAGGTCTATATCCTAACATATAAGCTAAAGTAAATAAATTACCTTTTTGCTTAGCATATTGTAAAAATGTTTCTTGAAGTTGATTGTCTAAATAGAATGAAAGTACGTCGCCTACATAAGAAGCCATATCAATGAACATACTACCAGGAGAGGCCTGGGTAAAGTCATTATATACTGTAGGATAGTATGCTCTTGCATATTCTATTAGATCTGCTTTTAAAGAAGCAAAATCTTTGTTTAAATATTTAATGTCAACTTGGTTAGCCATTTTTACATGTTTTGTATAGTCAATACAACTGAATCATTTTCATTTGATCTTAATAGTCTATAACTAAATTTTATGTTAATCGAATTATAATCAGGACTTCCTATTATATCTAAAGTAGTAACTTGAACTTGAGGGAATTGATTTTCCATTTGAGTTCTTATAGACTGCTTAACTTCCTCAAAAGACGCTTGATCTATCTGTTCAAATAATCTAGCTCTAAGACCTGCTCCAAAAGTAGGATTAAAAACCCTTTCCCTTGGATCAGTTAATAGGAAATTGATAATATTATACTTTATTTGATCCTTTGTAGTATATACAGAGGAGAATACATTTTCAGCATCAAAAGGGATTTTAACTCCAATTGCTGTTGAAGGTTTAAGATCTAACGGTGATATTTGTTTTAATCCGTAAGCCATTATATCTGTCCTTGTTCTTTAAGTTTTGCCATAAGTCCAGTAAAATCAGGAACTTCATTTATTTGTACGGCATTTAAATTTGAACTAGGTCTTGCTGTTCCTAACATGCCTTCTACACTGCCAACTTTAACTTCTTTAGGCTGAAAAGCAAGCCCAGGATGAACATTATCTGAAGTCATATTAAAGTCTTCATTTAACATACTTTGAGCAGTATCATTTAAGAACGCTGCCATTGGATTATTTCCTGTAAATTTAACAGGTTTAGGAGCAGAAGTATTTAGAGTTCCAGGTATTTTTGCTTTTACCTGTTCCTGCAAACTCTTTTTAGGGTCTGTCATAGGAGTTTTCTTAACCTCACTTAATAGTTTAGGAAGTTCCTCTTTAAGAACAGATCTAAGCTCCTCTCTAATTAATTTCCTTAATTGGTCTACTTGTCCCATATCTTATAAATATTATTTTAGAGCATTTTTAAGTTTATTTATCTCTTTATCTATTTGTATTATTCTATTTAATGTTACAATCTGGATTGCAGGGCCTCCAGTTATTAATAATAACTTAAGCTTTTTTTTCTCGTCTTCTAATTCTTGTATTTTTAATTTAGCAGTTTCTTTTTCTTTTTCTTTTATTATAGATTGAGAATAAGTTGAATTAGGATCTGTAGATTTTAAATTTTTAATTAAATCTTGATTCTGTTTAATTAGTTTTTTTCTAACTCTTTTTCTTAAAGCTTTGCCTCCTGGTAAATTATTTATAAATGATTGAAGCCCTATTTCTTGTTCATTTTCTTCTAAATTGTTTAAATCACCTGCAGTTAATTCCACAGAATCAATAGATGCATCCTGGTCATCTAAATACTTTAAAGATTCAGAAATAGTAATAGATTCTTCTGGAGATAGCGAATTTAAACCTGTTTTAACTAATCCTTTTGAAGAGAGTATTAATTTTACTTCATTGATTATGATTAAATCTAAAGAAGCAAAAGTAGGTGTAGACTGTGCAACAATATACCCATCAATATCTCTAGCTATTCCGTATCTTCTTCTTATATTTATTCCTTCATCTACTACTTCTTCAGTAGTTATTTCTATTACGTATTTTCCAAATGTTCTATTTATTCTATCTTGTGCATTATTATACCTATCTAAAAAATCTTGAAGGTTATTAATTGTTGATGCAGCATTATTTATAGTAGTCTGCATTTCTTCTTTTAAATCATCTGGCGCGTTTACACAATTTTCTAAATTTAGTAATATTAAATTTATTTTTTGTATAATATCATATAATCCTATTATCATTGTTTGAGCTAATCCCGCTATAGCTCCTAGTAATACATTTATTTGAGCTAATCTTTTTACTAATTTCTTTTTTCCTCTTTCTTCAAAAACTTCTGTTAAAGTATAACTTTGACCAGTTATAGCGCCTGTTGGTAGAAAAAAAGCTGGTATTGGAAATGTTAAAAAAAATGCTACTAAGAAATCGTAGACTCTAATTAATATAATTGCTATTTTTATTATTGCTTGAGCTGTAGTTATATAAGATAATAATTTATTACCTAAAGAAATCAAATTATTTGCAGCTTTTAATATTTGTTTTAATAAAGGTATTAATTTTGTAGGAGTTATAATTTTATTTATCTTTTCTATTTCTTTTTGAACATCACCTCCTAATATAGAATCAGCAAGATTAACAAAAGAAGCTGGAGTATTTAATCCTTGTATAGCTATTGCATAAACTCTAATTTGATCTACTGTTCTTATTATTTTTTGTAATTCCTCGTTTGGAATTTGTCTAAGATCAGTATACCTATTGAATAAACCTAAAGCATTAGTTAAAAAATTTGATGCAACAGAAAGAGATGGAAATGCTTTATTTAATTCTGGATTGCTTATAGGAAAGTTAGGATTATTAGTAATATTAAATATTTCTGTTATATCTTTAGTTAGATTATATAATCCAAGTTTACTATCTGGGTTTTTTGCATCTCCATAGCTATTATAATAATCGTCTATTTTTTTCTGTACGTTATAAGCTGCCTTTTGAAGTCTCCATTTGGACAGTGCAAATGGGTTATCTGGTGGTTCTTCATTAGGATCAAATTTTTTACCTCCTGGTATTTCATTAATTGCATAGCTTAATAAGTTACACAAATCAACAGAAGCTATATCTTCTAATATATTAGTAATACCTCTATCAATAGCTTTAGTTATAGGATTATTACTATTCTGTTTCTGAAATTTACCATAGATAATTCCTAAAACAGATCCTTGAGCTTTTATTATAAATTTATAAATTACTGCTATTACTTTTTCTAATCCTTTTGCAGTAGTTGTATTTGTATTTAATTTAGGATCTCCAAAATTTACAACTCCTTTTTGGTACCTTTCTTTTGCTGCTGCTGCACCTTTTTCAAAACTAGCTTGTGCTGATGGATTAATAGTTGGTAATGCCATGTTATCTAGTATATGTTCTTTTAGATAATATTTGTGATTCTCCAACTAAAAAACCTCTAAGTCTTTCTGTTTCTTGAGAAATAGCTTGACCAGCTCCTGCAATTATACCCATGCTTGCTCCTAGATCAGATTCAGAAACATTTGAAAGCTGATCTCCAACACTTTTTAATACTGATAGTAAAATTGTTAATTGTGTATTAAGAGTCCTTCCTAAAACTAAAGGTTCACCTAATGCTTCAGCATCATTACCTAATTCTATTTTATTAGTATAAATTAAAACTTTATCATTAGCATCTAAATTTATAGTTTTAGGAGAAGATAATGATACTGCTTGTTTACCAAATAAAAATATAGAATCATTTTTAGAATGTAATAATACTCTATCGGATGATAATATTATTTGATCACCTTTATATGGAAAATCTGGTTTATATGGTGGAGTTATTGCCATTATCCGTTAGATTTTTTATCTTGTTCTGCAGCTGAAGTAAATTGGTTAGATACAGGTTTAGGAGTTATTTTTAAAGTTGAGTCTACAACAGGGTTTACATTATCTGTTAAATTTCTTCTAAATGAAAATGATTTTAATGGAAAATTTATTAGATCTGGGATATCTATTTCTTGTGTACTTGTTAAGTATATTGAAGATCCGTCTTTATTAATATCCTCTACTATTGAATCAAATTTATTTCTAACAACTCTATCTCCCTGTCTATTTGTTATAATAGTTATTGGATCTCCGTTTGTTGTTGTTTTCCTAAACTCAGCATTAGTATCATCAAGCTTTGCAAGAGGTGTGGAGTTTTTAGACCAGGTATTATTTGAATTTAATACAGTACTTCCAAATCTTATTGATTGTCCAAATCTTGCTTGTATTATAGTATCTCCTTCATAAGGAGTTAGATCTTTTATATTAGGATTTTCTTCAAATGTAAAACCTAAAGGAAGAGTTTTACTTTTTGTTCCATTTCCTGAATATGTTGGTTTATTAGCGAATGTATTTAAATAATCTGCCCATTCTTCCATATTAGGAAATCCGTTATGGTTAGGATTATTCCACATTCCATAAGCAGGCATATAATAAAACTGTTGTTCTGTTGCTCTATCATTTAATTTTTTAGAAGGGCCGGCAAATATTAAAACTATTTCGTTAACTAATGGATATTGCTTAATAAAATACCACATAGGGTAAGCCGGTTCAGATACTTCTTTAGACTTTGAAGTAGATAGTGCAGAATATAGTAATTCATATTTTATAGAACCTATATCAGAAGGAGATCTATAATTAGGATCTTTTTTACCAGCTGCGGTATTTGGTCCAAGTACAATAGATTTAACTCTTCCTATTTGGAAATATTGGCCACCACTTGCGCCATTATCAGAATCTAATTTAGGTCCAAATGTATATCCTGTAGACATTATGCGCTAGGTAGTTGTTTAGGATCTTTAATTTGAATATTAGAAACCTCAGAAAATAGTTGCTCTATATCTTTTTCAGTAAGAACGCCAGAATCTTCTGAATCACCAGCCTTTTTATTTTCTGCTGCTTTTTGGAATAGATTAAGCAGTTTTAAAAGAACTTCATCATTCTTTAAACTAGAGTCTATAAATCCTTTAAGTAAAGGCACAACTACAATAGCATCACCAGGAGTTTCAATCATATCGGCAAGCCTCATAATCTCCTGTTTAATTGTAGAATCTTGGTTTTTTTGCTTATCGTATACCTCTTCTACAAGATTGGCAATTGTTTTACCTTTGAATATTTCCTTATCAAGTTCCATGACTTTTTAGAATAAATATTAATAGTCATTATTTTCAAGATATTCATTAAGGATAGTTCTGTAGATGTTTTTTAGCTTTTTGATTACCTTTGTAATGGTATTAGATTGGGTGTCAGCCATCTCTTTTACATATATAAAGACAGCCTTTTTATTAAAAATGTCTATATTTTCCCTCTTTTTGAATATCTCTAAGATAGCATCAGCAACCTTTAATTCCTCTGTTTTGTCAAATAATTCTAATAGATTGTCATCTACGTATTTGATGAAAAGCTCGACCACATCTAGCTTATCTAGCTCTGGTTCTGGTTCCTTTACAAGGATACTATTTAACAATGCATCATCATCGTTTTGCTCTCCAATCTCCGCCTTTGCTACAAGTTTTTTGTAATTCTTTTGGTTATATATGATCAAATACCTTTTGGCAATTGTACCAAAATATGAGTATGCTTTGCCTTTAGATTGATCGTAAAGGTCTAGTTTCTGTAGGAGAAATGATATTACTTCATACTTAAGATCTTCTATATTATCAACTTCTGTATAATAGAATTTGAATGTATGAATGATATTCTCTACTAGTTTATAAAACCCGTAGTGAATGTCTTGATTATAAATCCTATTCCTTTCAGCTTGATTTTTAGCAGCCCTATACCTTAGAATTGCTTCTTCAGTTTCTATTGTAAAATAATTATTTTTTGTTTTGGGTTTTCTTTTTCTAGGTTCGCCTTTCTTGGTTAATAAAACCTCCTCCTCATTTAATAGTATATCACTCATATTATTCTTCTATGAATTCGTTAATTCTACTTTGCATTTGTTTTACATTTTCCATAAGACTCAAGAACTCAGGATCGGATTGTACCCATAACTTAGAATCAATTTGATTTGCTGCAACGTTAATTTCTTTCATGCAGTCTTTAATATTGTCAATAAATAACTGTTGTGTAATTACCATTGATTCTAATCTTCTATTCTTTTGGAATAGGTTCCAAATTATGTATCCAACTATAGATACTGCCCAAACTATTAGGGCTATAATTCCTATTGTCATAATATATTAATTTTAGTTTGATTCAATTTTACTAGACATCAAATCTGCTTGATGTAATATGTAAGCAATATTAGACCTTAATTCTGTATCTTTATTATATGTAATATAATACTGCTTATTTGCTTCTTCATACAAACCATCATGTAGTCTGATAGCTAGAAACTCATTCTCTGAAACTTGTATACCATACTTCTGAAGTACAAACAAACTTCTTTCTGCTATTCTCATATGAGTTATAGCAGGGTTATAATTAAACATAAGACCTTGATTTTCCCTATGCCATTGTGATTGGTTAGGAATATAAACTGGTTCATCATTTGTACCTAGTTTACCAAGATCGTGATTAAGTGCTGAGAAAGCTAATTCTTCAGTTGTATAATTTTTATTCTGGCCAAATTTATCCCAAACCTTTTCAAATACTAAAGCTGCTTCAGTAACTCTAATAACATGGTCCAAATAACCACCAGCAAAAGCATTATGGTGACTTATTTTAGTAGATGCAGGAGAAGTGGCTAGTGTTTCTTCAATATCTTTATACATTTCAATAAGTTTATCTTTCCTATCTCCAGAAATATATTTATCAATTAAAGAATAAAACTTGGCTAAATTATCAGCCATTTGCTCAGGACTTAAATTTTTCATAACTTATTTTTATTTAGAATTCACTTTCGCTATTTATTAAAACTTCAATCTCTTCTAGTTTAGATTTTACTCTATCTAATTGAGCATGAATTTCTTCTTGTGGTCTTGATGTCGATACTAAAGCTCTTTGGGAATTTATTAAATTGTTTAATTCAAAAATTTTCCTTAATATTAATTGTTTGTATTTCATATTATAAATTTACAACTTTATTGTGTACTCCATCAATTGATCTATAGAGTGGAATGCTCTACCTTTAATTTTATCATTAAACATAATTTTTTTATTTATATCTTCATATGTATTAGCTACATAAATTATCTCTTCTATAAAGTTAGTATTTACCATTTTTAATACTATAGGATAATTAGAACATCCTATTAAGTCTTCAATAGAATCACAAATTTCGGTATCCGATTTACAAACTTCGTAGTCATAGTGAATGTAGTTTTTACTTAATTCTTGTTTTAGTTTTTCACACTTACTACAACCTTCTAATACTAATAATTTAATCTTGGTCATAAAATTCTTTATCTATTTTTTGCATTATTTGATACCACATGTTTTTTTCTTCGTCTTTCATAGAATCAAATGTCATTGATAGGTAGATATATAATGCATTTAATTGCTCTTCTGTTATTTTATCTCCATCTATTTGAAAATCTTCTACTTGCATAATAGCTAGTTTAAAGGTATTTAGCCTTTTTTTAGAGTGTGATTGACTTTGTTTTTCATCTGTAGCTTATACCTAAAATCCTTTAGCGGACTAAACCGTCGGATATGGCCGATATTATTTTAGGCTTTCACTACCAACTATTTTTATATACCTGAAGCATATATTGGTCTTTACTCCTGGTAGTCGCGTTGCTTACTCATTCTAAAACTCACTCATGGTATTTAACCAAGCTATGGCATAGAGCCTGAGTATACGACGTTAGTTTTACTAATATACAACAAATATTTGAAACAGAAAAATTTTTTTTAATAAATATTTTTTTATGTCATTTTTTTGTCTTATATTTGATAAATGGACAAAGAGTTACTCGTATTAGGATTACTAGAAACAGTTCTTGGTAAAGGAAAAGGATCTAAAACCACTATGGATTATGCATTCTATTGCCCAGTTTGTAAGCATCATAATCCTAAATTAATAGTGAATATTAAGTCTGGACAATATAATTGTTGGACTTGCCACCCTGCTACTAAAGGCAAAACACCAGTATCACTATTGAAAAAAGTAGATGCTCCTACTGAAAAGATTATCGAAATGAAAAATTATTTTCAAGGAGATAATACTAAGATTGATACTACAAAACCAAATAAAGTAACCTTACCAGAAGAATTCATTTCATTATCTAATCCCGATAAATCTCTTGAGTGTAGACACGCTCTAACTTATCTAAAGAAAAGAAATATTTCTATTCAAGATATACAAAAGTATAATATTGGATATTGTAAAACAGGAAGATATAGAAATAGAATCATAGTTCCTTCATATGATAAAGACGGAAATGTAAACTATTTTATAGCTAGATCATTTGAACCAGATCCTTCTCGTAAGTATGATGCTCCAAGTTGTAATAAAACTGAACTTATTGGTTTAGAGTACTTTGTTAATTGGTCTGTTCCTGTTATATTATGCGAAGGTATTTTTGATGCTATTGCAATTAAACGTAATGCTATTCCTCTATTCGGTAAAACTATTCCTCAGTCACTCATGATGAAATTAGTAGAATCTGAAGTAAAAACAGTATATTTGGCATTAGACAAAGATGCTCTTAAAGAAGCACTAGATTATTCACAAAATCTTCTTAATTTAGGTAAAGAAGTTTATTTAATAGAATTAGAAGGTAAAGATCCTTCTGACCTTGGTTTTAATAATATGACCAAGTTATTACATACTGCGAAGCCACTGTCTTTTGGAGACCTGCTTCTCAAAAAAATACAACTAATATGATCGAACAAAACAAGAATGTCTATAGAGACAAGTTCTTAAAAAGAATCGTTGAAACTGATCCTGAACTTAGACAAATTACTTTACATGATGCTAGATACTATCAAAGATCTCCTGGAGTCTTTTATCCGTCTGTTACCACAATTCTTGGCTACTTTCCGAAAGGTGCTTTTTTCGAAACCTGGATTAAAGACATGGGTCATAATGCTGATATTGTTATGCGTCGCGCTGGTGATGAGGGAACTCAAGTCCACAATGCCGTAGAAAAGTTCTTAAAAGGTGAAGAAATTAGATGGATTGAACCTGATGGTAAAGTTAATTATCATACACATGTATGGAAGATGATCTTAAGCTTTACAGACTTTTGGATAACTTATAAGCCAACTCTTCTATTATCAGAAGAATTCATGTTTAGTGACACCCATAAATACTCCGGTACTTTAGACCTATTAGTAGAAATCAATGGAGAAAAATGGCTTCTAGACATTAAAACATCAAACTCAGTACATGAAAGCTACTACTTACAAATGTCAGCCTACACTAAAGCTTATGAAGAGAGATACCTCCAAAAAGTGGATCGTAACGGTATCATATGGCTTAAATCTTCAAAGAGAGGGCCAGACAAGGCAGGCAAAAAAATGCAAGGCGCAGGTTGGGAAATAATTGAAGGAAAGAAGACAGTTGATGAATATTTTAGTATGTTCTTACACACCTATGAGACTTACAAGATTATGCATCCTGAATCTGAAATTGAATTACTTACTCTACCCAATACCGTTAAACTTTTAGATTAATATTTATTGGTAGTATGATTAAGCTACTAGATTTATTATTAGAAGTAAAAGAAGGCAAAAAAGCTATTATAATGGCTGGTGGTGCTGGTGCCGGCAAATCCACTTTTGTTAAACAGATTAGACCTGACTTAAAAAGTCAAGAATGGATTGAACTAAATGCAGATAAGTATGTAGAAGACAAAGATAGTCCTATGTATAATAATCTAGCAGGAGCATCTATTCAGATTGATAAAAAAGATCTTCCTCAAACAATTCAATCTGGCAAAAATTTTTTATACGATACAACTGGCACTAACGTAGAGAGGGTATCTAATATTAAGGACTCTGGATATAATATTATGATGGTAATGGTATATACTAATCCTATAGTTAGTTTCCTTCGTAACTTTTCTAGAGAAAGAAAGGTTCCTACTGTTGGAGTATTATCTAGCTGGAATAACGTATATAAAAATATCGATACATATAAAAAAATGTTTGGAGATAATTTTTATTTAGTAGAAACAGGAGTATCTGATGAGGAAAAGAAAATGATATCTGAATTTGAAAAAGCTTACAAATCTAATAAATTAAAAGAATTTTTTGAGCAACTTTTATCTTCTGGCCAATTTAAGTCTACATTTAAAAAAGATCCTACCAAACAAAAATCTCCTGAAGAAATAGCAAAATCTAAAGCACTTGTTGATAAACAGATAGATATATTATCAAATCAGTTTGATACTATAGAAAAGCAAGTAGAAGAGTTAAAAACCCAAGATATGTCAAGTGTTGTGTCTAAAGCAAAATCATTTATTAAGTCATGATTAATTTTGAACAACTAGGAAGACAGATAGCAGAGGATATACTAAGAGAAGGATCTCCAGACGTAGGACCTTGTTTTTACCCTGGTAAATTTAAACCTCCTCATAAAGGACATTTTGAAGCTGCAAAGTATTTAGCATCTCAAAATTATATTAATAAGGTATATGTTGTTATATCTAATGTTACTAAATATGGTATAACTCCTGAAGACTCTCTTTATATTTGGCAAGAGTATCTTAAAGCAGAACCCAATCCTAAAATAGAGGTATCAATATCTAAGGAGTCTACACCAATAAAAGACATCTTTGCGTTCATGGCAGAGAATCCAGATGTTGATCCAGTATATGTTGCAGGCGGAGCTGAAGAAGTTGAAGGTATTGGATACTTTGATTCTATACAAAAAAGATTTCCTAATAGAGTAAGAAAAGAAGTAATACCTGCACAATTTGGCAGAATATCTGCAACTCAAATGAGAGCTGCAATTAAATCAGGTAACTTTGAAGAGTTCACTAAATTTATTCCAGACTCTGCATATAATAAAGGAGTTGCTAAAGATGTATTTGGAAGACTATTGAAAATAATGAAATGAAACCAGAACAAAGACAATATATAATAGAGGATTTTATTCAGTTCACAAAAGATAGATTGAACATAAATCAACTTCCTACAATTAGGTTTTTAAATGACCGTGAATGGGCTACTGAAAAAAGAAGTTTTGGGCAATATGATCCTAATCAAAAACACTTAGACGTTTATATAGGTAATAGAAACCTAGCAGATATACTTAGAACTTTATGTCATGAATTAGTTCATCATAGACAAAATGAGCTTGGTAAATTATATAATAATGCTGGAGAAACTGGTTCTAATATAGAGAATCAAGCTAATTCTTTAGCAGGCATAATGATGAGAGATTATGGTAAGACTAATGATCTTATTTATGAATCTCTTCTTCCCAGCCTTAAACAAATCTATGAAGTAGAACAATCTGCAGGTATTCAAATCTATTGTGATATGGATGGAGTATTATGCGATTTTGATGAAAGGTTTGAGCATTTTTATGGAGTTCAACCTAGAGAATACTATACTGAAAAAGGTTCTAAAGCATTTGAAGATGCTGTAAATAAAGCTGGTGTTGACTTTTGGGCTAAAATGAATTGGATGCCTGGAGGCCAAGAATTGTGGTCTATTATAGGAAAATATAAGCCTTATATTCTAACTAGTCCAAGCAAATTTGAATTCGCTAAAGAAGGAAAGAAAATGTGGATAGAAAATAATTTAAATCCACAACCTAAAAAAGTTCTATTTGCTCAAACAGGAGATAAGCATTCTATGATGACTGCCGATCCCAAAAATTCTATGCTAATAGATGATTATTGGCCAAACCTAGCTCCATGGAAAGCATTAGGCGGTATTGCAATAATGCATAAAGACATTGATAAAACAAAAGATATATTAAGTAAATTTAGAATAAAATAGTTATGTTACCAAAAGATTCTACTCTAAAGAAAGAGTTTAAAAAAAGCGACGTTCAAAGGATGAGAAACATTATTACTGGCAAAACTGGTGATAGAACTCAAGTACTTGGAGGTTGGGAAAGTAAAATAGAAGAGCACAAAGAAGGTGATGTTTGGGAAGAGGATGGAAAGAAGTGGACTATAAAGAATGGTATCAAACAGTCTATTACCAAGCTAGATAAGTTTAAGCATCTTGTATCTTTACCTCTTACCTGTCCTAATTGTAAAAAGCCTATGAAGGCAGACGAACTGAACAAAAAGATGTATTCAATACATAAAGTATGTTTGAATTGTGTTATTGATATGGAGTCTAAACTTAAGCTAGAAGGTAAGTATGAACAATATGAGAAGAATATTCTTAATATGAATAAGAATGCAAGCCTTGAAGAGTTTGAACAGGCTTTGGATTCATGGCTTGAGGAAAAAGATACATTTGTAACTGAGCAAGGAGACATTGAAAGTTGGCAAGGCGGAGACAAAACCAAGATATATAAAGAGCTTAAAGAAAAGATACAGGAGTTTAGGAAAACAGATATTTATTAGTAAATCTATATAGTATGCCAGCTGCATCTAAACAACAACAGAAATTAATGGGCATAGTTCACGCCCTTCAAAAAGGAGATATCAAACCTTCACAAGCATCAGGAAAAGCAAAAGAAATGGCTAAATCAATGAAAAAAGGCGATGTAAAAGACTTCGCTGCAACCAAGCATAAAGGCCTTCCTAAGAAGGTTAAAAAAGAAAATATGGGTGTAGCTTCTATGTATGTAGTACGCAAACCTTATGCAGGCTGTGAATTAACTTCGTTAGTAAAACCTATTGATCCACTAGTTGGTATTGGTGCTGGCCATGAAATAACCCCAGATCAAGTATATGGAGTATATGCTGATCAGGATCAAGCACTTAATGTGGCTAATGAATTGTATGAAGCGTACTGTAAACAAGAAGAGATATTGGAAGAGAAAAAAGCTAAAGTTGGAGATAAGTTGAAAAAGACTATTGACCATCTTGAAAAGAAGCGTAAAGAGCATCTTGATATGGCTAAAGAAGATCCTAAGAATGCTTCTAAGCATAAAGAACATATTGCTAAGATTGCTACACATATTGATGATCTTATGAGTAAGATGGAAAGAATTGAGAAGAGTAAGAAAAATGTTGATAAGAAAGAAGACGAAGAAAGTATTAAAGAGAATAAAAAAAGCATTTATACAATAGGAGATAAAATCGTTGGGTCTAATAAAGTTTATTTTATATATAATAATGATACTGGCACTCAATCTGGAAGTTATAAAACTAAAGAAGAGGCACAAAAAGTACTAGATAAAAAAAATAAATAATGGAACCATACGCTTTATTTATAGGAACATTGATGCAAAGCCGTAATCAGGCTCACATCTACCATTTACAGACAAACTCTTTTGCAGCTCACAAAGCTTTACAAGAGTATTATGAAGAGATTGTAGATTTAATTGATGGTCTAGTTGAATCATATCAAGGAAAATATGGCATTCTTCGTGGATATACAATGGCAAATCAGATAAAAGAAGATGATAATGCTATTCTTTACTTCGAAGGTCTTTGTAAATTTGTAGAAATGATCAGAACAAAAGTTCCACAAGATTCATATATACAGAATGAAATTGACAATGTAGTTAATCTTCTAGAGTCAACTAAGTATAAACTTAAATTCTTAAATTAATGAATACTCCAGAATTTAAAAAACACGTAGCTAATCTTTTAAAAGAAGAAGAAGTAAATACTACGCAGCCAAACAATTCAGCAGCAAAAACTTCTGATGTAAAAACTATTGTTAAGTATATAGAAACAAAAAAAGATTTTATATCAAGAATGGAAAAAATTTCCAATGGACAAGAAGTAACAGAGTTTTTATCTTTTATATTAAATAAAATTAATCCTAATGTAACCGGGGTTAATAAGAATGCTTTAATGAATATAATAAAAGATAGATTTAAGTAATGCAAAGTCTTTCTAGAGACCATATTAAATATGTCTTAGGAATAGATATTTCTTTAAATGAAAGTATTTCTTTTACACAAGAACAATCTATTCTTATTATAGAAAGACAATTATTGTATGAAAACTTTTTAGATTCTATAAAGAAGTATGCAGGAGAAATAAAGGATACTTTTTTAAAAGGCTTTAGTGATTTTAAAGATTTTGCTTCTACTTTATATAGAATTATAAATGATAAATTATCAACAAATTTTTCAGATTCTTTACTAAGAACTTTTGTTAATAGTGATATTAAAAAAACTATAGATGCTATTTTACAAAAAATAGGACAACCAGATTTATTAAAAAATTTGACAGATAAAATAAAATCAATATCTAATCCTGTCGGAAAACTTATAGCTTCAATTGGTTTTACTACTATAGCTAAATTTTTTTATGATAAGTTTAAAGATCTAGACTTAACTAAAGATAATATAAAACAACAAATTTCAGAATATATAAAAAGTTTTTTATCTGATAAGGCTATAGAAACTTTAGAAAGTTTTTTTACTGGTGGATTTTCTACATTAAAACAATGGTTAGAAAAAATAGGAATAGGAGCTGCCACAATATATAATACACTAAAAGGCACTATAGATAAATACAAAGATGCTTTTATGAAACAAGATGCAGGACAAAAAATGGCAGCAAAATTAGTAAGAGAGGAATCTAAAATAGATAAAGATAAATTATCTCAAATAAAAAAGGGTATTGAAGTTGAGATGGAGCATACTAATGATCCTAGAATAGCTTTAAAAATAGCTATGGATCATATTAAAGAAGATCCTAAATACTATGATAAGTTAGCTAAAGCTGGTTTAGAAGAAGAGAAAATGGTAAGGTGTAAAAATTGCGGATGGAAATGGAAAGCCTCAGAAGGTGGAAAAGATCCTTATGTTTGTCATAAATGTGGAAATGATAATGGTAGTAATATTCAAGAATTAAACGAAGGTGAATTCTGCCCACAATGTTTAGCTCAATATATAAAAGATCATATTAATACACTTCATGAGGCAGAATATAAAGGTAGAAAAGTGCAACTAGGAAAACCAATGGCTGGTGATATTAAAAAATTTAAGGTGTATGTTAAGAATGCTAAAGGAAATGTTGTTAAAGTAAACTTTGGTCAGAAAGGAGTAAAAATAAAAAAGAATAATCCTGAAAGGAGAAAAAGTTTTAGAGCAAGACATCATTGTGATACCAATCCAGGACCAAGATGGAAAGCTAGATATTGGTCATGTAGAAAGTGGTAAATGAATTATGCTAAATTATAATATAGAATCTTTCAAGTGTATAGTTAGACAGTCTTATTTTACAAAAGACAAAAAAGACGATAACGTATTTCATAACTGTTACGCGTTTGGAGTTCAATCTGTAGATTCTAAGATATTGACTTTTCATATTATGACAGACTACGGAATGCTAAGATCTAGAGTTCCTATGTCTGAAATATATTTAAAACCCCCTACTAAAGATATTCCTTACTATTTTAAACAATTATGGGATTGTTTTGGCTCGGATGCTACGGTTATTAAGTATGACTTTTTAAAAGACAAAAGATGTAAAGTCATGCTTAGGGATAAAACCATAGTATGGGCCACATATTTAATGACAATAGACTGGCAAAATAATCCATATTCAAATGAGCCATCAGACTACAAATGTGGTCATATTTTAGTAGCCGATGATGGATATCTATTATGTCAACCTAATAATAGAATATTCTGGAAAGATTCTAATTGGATAACAAAAGACTTTCCTATTGATCCAAAAATGGTTAAAGTAGATACTGAATTATTAAATGTAGAATCAGTTTCTGATAGATGGGTATCTGAGGATACTGACTCCTTTTATTATGACATAAATCAAAGTGGAAATTAAGATATTTATATTCATATGACAAAACTTCTAGACATTTTAAAGGAAATCAAAGAGTCTTTCATAGAGTTTGCAGAAACCAGAATGAAGGGTGCAGAGAAAATTGCAACTGCTGCAAAAGAAAAAGGCGGTCTTTCTATGCTTACTTATAATCACTTTATAGTTAAGCTTCCTTATTATAAAAAGGCTAAACAAGGTGATTTTAATATAGAAGAAGCTAAGAAAGAATACGATAAAACATATAAAAGTATATCTTTAAATATGACTCAAACTGAGTTTCAAAGAGAGGTTGGTAGACTAGAAGTATTAGGTGAACTAATAATCAGAAATAAATGATAAAGCTTAAAGATATATTAAATGAAGTTATCTCAGAAATGGGAGTAATGACAATACAACCTATTTTAGATCTATATGATCAAAATCCTGAATTAGTATCTAAAGTGGTATTTCCTTACCACAAATTAAGATCTAAGGAAGATGTTCAAGAAGAACTTTTAGGTATGGAGTATGAAGAGTTTGATTCAATAAGAAGAGAGTTAGATTTAAATCCTTTAGAAGAGGCTTGTTGGGATGGATATGAAAAACAAGGTATGAAAAAGAAAGGGAACAGAATGGTTCCTAATTGTGTTAGAATAAGCGAAGCAAAAAAGAAAGGTAAAGTTAATCCCGCGTATCTTACTAAAGATGCAGCGGCAATGAAGAAAGAGATTAATAGAGTAAAAAAGTTAAAGTCTGATGATCCTTCTGCTTATGAAAAGTGGGATGCAGATTATTCAGATAAAGCTAAGACTAAGAAATATAAAACTAAGAAAAGTGCGGCAACTTCTGCTTACGAAAAAAGGTTTGGTAAAAAAGAAAAGTAATGAAACTACAAGAACTATTACAACAATTAGTTGAAGAGAAGCTTAAGTTTCATCATTCTAATGCACCAGATGCAAAAGGTAGATTTAAAGAGTTGCCAGCAGAAAAGTTAGCTAATTGGTTGATTAGAACAAGAAAAAGTAATATGAGTAAAATAACCGGCTCATTAAACCAACAAGCTAATTTCAACCGTAAAGATGATCCTGCTTATGCAAGGAAGATGGATAGGACTAGAGAAATAGTTAAAAAGAAACTAGATAAAAAGAAAAAGAAATGATCAATAAATTAGATATATTAAAGCAAATACTTATTCTTGAGTATGATGCTGAAGTAGAAAAGGCGTTAGCAAATAAAGCTAAAGCTACTGGTATATCTAAAACTATACTCAAAAGTGTTTATTCTAAAGGTTTGGCGGCTTGGAAAACAGGACACCGTCCTGGAGTTGGTCAACACCAATGGGCAATGGGTAGAGTAAATTCATTTGTAACAGGTAAGGGTGGAGCAAGAAAAGCAGATAAAAGTTTATGGAAAAAAGCAAGTAAATCTAAAAAGAAAAAATAAAAATGAATAACATTTCATTCTTTAAGGCTCTTTTAATGAAAGAGTTGAACGAAAAAGATCTTCCTGGAAATCAAGAGAAAATAGCAGGTGCTGCTGAACCTAAAGATAAAATCACTGCTGCTGATTTTGCTGCACTTCGTGCAAAAAAAGATATGAAGAAAGAAGAGTTTGGAATAGGTGCAATGATAATGAATGCTATGAGTCCATTAGAACCTGAAGAACTAGAAAAATTTTATAATATATTAAAAGATGAGCCAGCTATAAATAAAGCAAAATATAAACCTGATTTTGTAGATGCTTTAAAAAAACTTGTTTTTTGGAAAGGTAAAGATAGTGAAGTTGGACAAGCAGCTTATAAAATTATTACTATGCCTAGTAGTGGATATCGTTATGGACCAGATAAAATAGAACAGGTATTTAATTATATAAAAAATAAAAAAGGCGGTGCAATGAATGAAGGTGAAGGTCAAGACCATGAAGTATCAATGGCTCAAAATAGTCTTAAGTCTATTATAAGCTCAGCAAGTCAATTAATGAATATGTTAGGTCAAGATGAGAAAGATGTCCCAGCTTGGATTCAAGATCATATTACTAATGCAGAGAACTATATTAATCAGGCTTCAAAGAACTATCATGAATATAATGAAGGAAGCACTGGTGAATACGATATGGATGAACTCCCAGATGGTACAATTGAAAAGTCAGCAGGTGATGCAGAAGATTTAGATATGGCTCTTAAATCTATTATGGAAGCTAAGTCTGTTAGTCTTAAAGATTTTTCTAAAAATTTAGAATTATATAAAAAAGGAGATCTTATTAAATCTCAACTTATTAATTCTTATAATAAGTTAAACGCAAAAGATCAAGATAAAGCTAAGGAGCTTGCTAAAGATCTTGATGTATTACCTAATCCAAAAAAGATTAATGAAATATCTCTTAAATCTATGATGGAAACTGTTGTAAAGCGTAAAAAAGCAAAATAAATAATGCCAGTGAGTAACCAAGACATATTAAAGACTATACTCTTACAAGAGTTAGATAGGATGGAGCCTGAAACTTCTACTTTTGAGGATGATCCTATGCAATTTATATTGAAGAAATATGCAGGACTTAAGAATACTCTTGAGTATCTTATGACTCCTTCATTTGAAGAGTATATAACAGGCATATATGTAGTTGCTCCTAAGCCAACAACATTTAAAGTTGTTCTACATAATGGGCAATTCTTTTTCTTGCAGTTCATGGGCAAAGCCTATGAAGCAACTGTAGAAGGAAAGAAATACTATTTAATGTCTATTGGTGAGAAAGAAAGATGCATGGTTGCAATATCAAGGCTTCTTAGGTTTGGTAATCCTTTGAAAACCAAAGGACCTGATGGAGCAGAACAAGGTACTAGAGATTCAGAAGGACCTACAGAAGAAGCAGGACCAACACCACCAGCAGAAACATCAGCACCAGAAGCAGGAGGGGAAGAATTGACAGAGGCTAGGATATTAGAAAATATTATTAGAATTGAAGCTGCTATAAGACCAACTACAAAAACAAATAAAGAAGTTGTAGACAAATTAGTTAAATTATACCCTGATAAATTTGAGGCGCAAAAAGATATTAATAGGATAGCTAACAAAACAAAAATGACTGCTAAAGAATTTGAAAAGATACTAAAGCAGGATATAAAAGCTAAGAATATAAAAATAATACCTAAAAAAACAGGCGATAATCCAAGTTCTAAATTCGATTTATTTCAATTTAATACCAGTTCTGGTCCAGGTGCTTTATTACTAAGTGCCGGTGCATCTGCTAATGCAGGAACTGATTTTGAAAAACGTTTAGTTGATAGAATTAAAGACGCTACAGGTATAGATAATGAAGACATACAAGACCCTGTAGTAGCAAAAATATTTGGTGAATTAGGTATAGATGCTTCTAAACTAAGCCAGAAAGATGTAATACCTGCTGGAGAAACAGATACAAAAAGACCATTAAATTTTAACGGTCCACAAAATAGAGGCAAACAAATATCGGATATAATAATTAAATATAAAGGTAATCCTTATTACTTATCAATAAAAAATGTAGATGGATCCGGAATTTATAATGGTGGAGTTGTTCCTGGAATAGTATTTAATAAAAATAAAAGTAAAATAGTTTTTGACGAAGAAGCATATAACTCAAATGAAAATGTTAAAAATATATTAGATACATTAGGAGTTGATCCTAAAAAAATAGTAGCAGGATTAAATAATAATATTTTTAAAAAAGGCAAACAAACAGAATTTCAACAAGTTGATGCTGATTTAGAATTAATAACTAAACTTCTTGGTTCTGCTATAGACTATGGATATTATTATATAAGAGAAATACCCGGAGGAGATGTTAAAATCTATAATATAAACTCTCCTAAAGAAGCAGCAAAACTTTTGGGAACTCCTAGTGGAGTTTTTATAAAGTACGCAGGACTATCTACAAAAATAACTACAATTAGAGTTCCATTAGAAGATTCAGCACTAGGATTAAAAAGAGCAGACGTTAATATAAGAAATGCAACTGGGGGAGTAGACAAGCCTGTAATAAAAATTAATTTATTCTAAAATAAATTTTTTTATTTCAATTATTTGTTGTATATTTAGCCATAAATTAATAATATGGCAAAAAAAGATACAATCTATAGAATAGTAAAGACTATAGAAGGAACAACAATCCACATTTACGAAGACGAAAAAGGAGCCACAAAACCCCATTGTGCCACAGGCCCTGCTATACTTTATGGAAAAGGACAGAACAAACAAGATGAATACTATTTGTTTGGAGTCAAGTATGAATATGACAGATGGCTAGAATTATCAAGACCTTTGAGGAAAATACTTACTAAAGAAGATTTTGTTGATTAATAAATATTTATAAGTAAATGTACGACCATGTCATTTAACTTAGAAAAGTATTTAGTTGAAAACAATCTTACCTTGATCTCTAGAATTAGAGAGGAAGAAGATATGGAGGTAGAACCTTCAAAAGATGATCTTAAACAATCAGAAAAAGACTTTAGATCAATAGACAAGAAAAAGAAAGAGCTAGCGAATCTTCAGCAACAAGTAAAAACAATCCTTGCTAAATATACAGAAAGAGGACCTGATGGTAACCTTAAACTTAAAGATGTAGCTGGATATAAGAAAGCTGTTGGAAATATTCCTGACAGAATTAAACTTCTTAAAGCCCAGATAGATAAAGTAGAAAACCCTAAATTAGATTCAGATGAAGAAGACAATTAGTATTGTATCAATATGTATTCTAGCTTTATTGGCAGTATGGTATGTATTCATTTACAAAACTCCTAAATTTGATACTAAACCATATGAAAAAACTATTGATTCACTTCAATATAGTATTGATTCTGTATTAATAGAAAATATTCATTTAGAAGGCGCTATTAGTGTATTAGAAGAAGATAACGAGTACTTGGTAGTTAAAGTAGGCAAATTAAATGAAAAAGTCTTAGATTTAAAAGGTGACCTTGAAGATGCAAAAGATGCTTTAAAATACACTCCTACTCAAGTAGATAGTTTCTTTGTGGCTAAGTATCCTAACGAATACATTGCGACATCTAAAGATACAACTCAACTTCCTTTAGAAGTAAGTAAAGCAGTAGTTGTTGATCTTCAAGAAGGAGAAACAAATGAAAAGTTAGTAGTTGCTCAAGATAGTGTTATAGTTACCTTAGACCAATCTCTTAAGAATCGTGAAGAAGTTATTGTTAAGTTGAGAGATAAAGAAGCCAACTATATTCAAATAGATAAAGACAAATCAAGCCAAATTGACAACTATAAAATACAAGTTGATGGTTTGAAAACAGAAGTAAAAAAAGCTGATCGCAAACTTAAATTTGGTAGATTCCAAAAAGTAGCCTTAGGCGCTGCGATCATAGGTTTATTAATTGTAAAATAATGTCTGACAACCAGATATCGATAAAAGAAAAGATTAAAGAAGAGTTTGTCAAATGTGCGACAGATCCTGTATACTTCATGAAGAAGTATTATATGATTCAGCATCCACAAAGAGGTAGACAGTTCTTTAATCTTTATCCATTTCAAGAAAAGGTTCTTAAACTGTTTCAGAAACATGATTATTCAATCATAAATAAGTCAAGACAGTTAGGTATATCTACCTTAGTATCTGCTTACTCATTATGGTTAATGCTCTTTAATAAAGATAAAAACGTTCTTGTTATTGCTACTAAGCAAGACACTGCCAAGAACATGGTAACTAAAGTAAGGTTTGCTTACCAAAACTTACCAAGTTGGCTTAAAATTGGAACTGCTGAAGATAATAGGCTTAGTCTAAAATTAGTAAATGGTTCTCAAGTAAAAGCAGTATCTGCCGCTGGTGATGCTGGTCGTTCTGAAGCCGTATCTTTACTAGTTATAGATGAGGCTGCGTTCATTGACAATATTGAAACTATCTTTACTGCTGCTCAACAAACATTGGCAACAGGTGGTGGTTGTATAGCTTTATCTACTCCTAATGGTGTAGGTAACTGGTTTCATAAAACTTATTTGTCAGCTCAAGAACAGCAAAACAGGTTTTTACCTATATCTCTTCCTTGGACTGTTCACCCTGAACGTAATCAAGATTGGAGAGATGAACAAGATAAGATATTAGGTAAGCGAAACGCTGCTCAAGAGTGTGATTGTGACTTTGCCACATCAGGTAATACAGTTATAGAACCTGAGATATTGAATTGGTATGAACAAAATATGATTTGTGAGCCAATAGAAAGGCGTGGTTTAGATAAAGCATTATGGTTGTGGGAATATCCCGATCCAATGAAATACTATGCCTTGGTTGCTGACGTTGCTCGTGGTGATGGTAAAGACTACTCTTCTTTTCATGTTATAGATATAGAATCTGTAACTCAAGTAGCAGAGTATAAGTCACAAATAGATACTAGAGATTATGCTAATATAATATTAAGTGTTGCTTCTGAATATAATAATGCACTAGTTGTAATTGAGAATGCTAATATAGGTTGGGATGTAATTCAAACCGTATTAGAAAGAGGATATAACAATGTGCATTACAGTTATAAGCAAGACCAGAATATGGACTTTACTAAGTATGTAGATAGATTTAATACTCAGACTGGTTTAGTTCCTGGTTTTAGTACAACAGAAAAGACTAGGCCATTAGTTATAGAGAAGATGCGAGACTTTGTAGAGACTAAGGTGGCAAATATAAAGTCAATAAGACTTTTAGAGGAGTTAAGAGTTTTTATTTGGAAAAATGGTAAAGCTCAAGCAATGCAAAGTTATAATGATGATTTAGTTATGTCTTTTGCTATTGCAATGTATTTAAGAGAAACAAGTCTTAGATATAGAAAGACAGCAGAGAATTTAACTTATGCAGCATTAAATAGTTTTACTAGAACTCAAGATGATACTTTTAATTATAATGCAAATAACAAATATAATGAAAATCCTTGGGTTATGAATATTAATACTCCAATGGGTGGCGAATCACAAGATTTAACTTGGTTAATTTAAAAATATGGCAGAACAACAACCGCAAAAACAAAACAATCTATTCTCTACCTTAAGACGCTTGTTCTCTACAGACGTTATTATTCGTAATGAGGGTGGAGATATGCTTAAAGTAATTGACACAGATACTATACAAAGGTCTGGTGTTATTCAAACTAATTCTTTAGTTGATAGATTTAATAAGGTGTATACTACATCAACAGCCTATGGTGTAAACCTTAACTTAGCGCAGAATTATCAATCAGCAAGGGTTCAAATATACGCAGACTATGATGCTATGGATACAGATGCTATTTGTTGCGCAGCATTAGATATAGTAGCAGATGAATGTACTCTTAAAAACGAACAAGGTGAAGTATTGCAAATTAGGTCTTCTGATGAAAACATTCAGAAACTCCTCTACAATTTATTTTATTCTGTACTTAATATTGAATTTAATCTTTGGTCTTGGGTTCGTAATATGGCTAAATATGGCGACTTCTACCTCAAATTAGAGATCGCAGAAAATTACGGTGTTTATAATGTAATTCCTTTCTCTGCTTATAATATTATTCGTGAAGAAGGATATAATCCAGATAATCCACAAGAGGTAAGATTTAAATATGATCCAAATGCAACCCTGGCTTCATCTACAGGATATAGTGCACAAAAAAATACTGACACAGGTATTTGGTTTGATAACTTTGAAATGGCTCACTTTAGATTGACTGGAGATGTTAACTATCTTCCTTATGGTAGATCTTATTTAGAGCCTGGTCGTAAATTATTTAAACAATATACATTAATTGAAGATGCGATGTTGATTCATCGTATCGTAAGAGCACCAGAAAGAAGAATTTTCTATGTAAATGTTGGAGCAATTCCTCCAGGTGAAGTAGATAACTACATGCAAAGGATGATTCAAAAGATGAAAAAGACTCCTTTGATTGATCCAAATACAGGTAATTATAATCTTAAATATAATCAACAAAACCTATTAGAAGACTTCTTTATTCCTGTAAGAGGTAATGATACTTCTACTAAGATAGATACTGCAAAAGGCCTTGATTATAATGGTATTGAAGACGTAGCTTACTTCCGTGATAAGTTATTTGCAGCTCTTAAGATACCTAAAGCTTTCATGGGATATGAAAAAGACTTAACAGGTAAAGCCACACTCGCTGCAGAAGATATTCGTTTTGCTAGAACTATTGAAAGACTACAAAGAATTATTATTAGTGAGTTAACTAAGATCGCTTTAGTTCACTTATATGCTCATGGTTATACTAATGAATCTGCTGCTAACTTTAGCCTTTCATTGACTAACCCTTCTATTATTTATGATCAAGAAAGGATAGCACTCTTCAAAGAAAAGATTGATTTGGCTAAACAAGCAATGGAAGGATCATTATTACCTAAAGACTTTATATACGATAAGATATTCCACTTCTCAGAAGACCAATATGCTGAACTTGAAGACATGATCATTGAAGATAAAAAGAGAGAGTTTAGATATGCACAAATAAAAGAAGAAGGTAATGATCCTGCAGAATCAGGCCAAGCATATGGAACTCCTCACCAAATAGCTAGTCTATATGGAGGTAAAGAAGATTCTATGTTGAATGTTCCTTATGGATATGATGAAAATAAGCCAGGTCGTCCTAAGTCTGTAACTTCTATTATTGGTACTGATAATTCTAGATTTGGTCGTGATCCAATTGGACAAGCTGCTTATAGTAAAAA